CCCTACAGTAAAACAGATTTAGAACCTGTTCTAAGCGAAGATGCCATATTTTATCATTATAATAAATTGGCACAGGCCTATGTTGATCGCTACAATAAACGAGAAGGTGACTTAGATTTTAACGAAGCAGGCGCCTTTTTACATAACTTATACTTTCCTCAATTTCAAAGAATCGTCACTAGTAATGAACCAAATGGTCCTGCACTAGATTTTATTATTGAACATCATAAATCTTTTGAATCATTTAAAAATAAGTTTCAAGAAGTGGCTATGGGAATACAAGGTAGCGGTTGGGTTTATCTAGCAAAAGACGGTGAAATTAAAACAATTACAAACCATCAAATTAGGCAGGACATAGTTCTATTAGTAGATTGGTGGGAACACGCCTGGGCTCTTGACTACAAATGGGATAAGAAAAAGTATCTAGAAAACCAATGGAAAATAATTAATTGGGTAGTAGTTGGAGCTAGGCTACAATCTACTAATATCTAATTCGCTGCTTACCGGAACATCCCATATTTTACGCCTCTCAACACCTTTTCGTTGAGCAAATTTTTTACTATCACAACTATTACAACAATGAAAATAATTGTTATTAGTGCGCTTTGGGCTTATTTTAAACTTATATCTATTGAAGATTTGTCCACAACTATCACATCTAAAAATTAATCTAGTTCTAATTCGTGTATAACAATGTGTTAGACCTAGTTTGCTTGGTCTAGAATAAATTACCTCTTCCTTTTCTTGTCCTAAATACATCTTATTATTTACATTAAGGTTATAAAAATATTAGGTAAATACTGTTAAAGGGCCCTTAAGACTATGATAAACATAAGTTTAGCAGCACAAAATAAAATTTTAGAATTAGTTCAAGAAGAAAATAATCCAAATCTTAAGCTAAGAACCTTCGTACAAGGCGGAGGATGCAGTGGTATGCAATACGGCTTCACATTCGATGAGGATCAAAATGAAGACGACTTCGAGATTCCACTAGGATCAACAAAGGTGATAATTGATGCTATGAGTATGCAGTACCTTGCAGGCGCAGAAATAGATTATAAAGAAGATATTGAAGGTTCAAATTTTAGTATTAAAAACCCAAACGCACAAACTACTTGTGGCTGCGGTTCAAGTTTTTCAGTAGCAGATGACTACTTTGATCATTTAGAGGTATAAAATGGCACGAAAAGTTATAGACATTGGAGTACAAGGTAATGATGGTACTGGTGACAGTATTCGCGAAGCATTTAGAAAAGTTAACGAAAATTTTACCGATTTGTACGCTGTTTTTCAAGCTGAAACACAGGTTATTAGCACATCTTTATTAGACGACTTTCCAAATGTTTATCAATCTGATGCTGTTTTAATATCTGATTCGACTGGACAAAACATTTTAAGCAAAAAGCTTATGGCTTTAGATGATTCTATTGAAATAGGCAATACTCTATCTGATAGAATAACTTTTAGAGCTAAAGGTGGTAAGATAGAGGTAGATCCAAAACCCCAATTAGGAGGAGATTTAAATGGGTCTAACTTTGTTATCGCTAATGTAGCAGATCCAGAAGATTATGCTAATTGGAACAATTCTCATCCTAGTCCATATCCTATCACTCCAGATGATGTAGTTATTACTAAAGGTTATGCTGATAAGCGTTATCTGCAATCTGTAAGTGGATCATCTTCAACAGGTACTGTTAGAGTTAGAGACGAACCAAATTCTGCTGATGTTCATATTAAGACAATGGGGGATGTACCTGTTAATGATGGAAGATTATATATTCCTAGTCATGGTTTCAACTTAGGAGTTAACGGGGCTGCTTACACTTATAATAGCTCCGGTACTTTTTTGTCACCTCTTCAGGAAGAAACAACAGCAGGTAATTTTGGCATTACAAGAACTTACAAAATTACAAACTTAGGGAATACAGACTGGAATGCAGCAGCAGGAACTACAGGAAAAACTTATAGATTAGGTGATATATTTGTTGCAGCAACTAATGGTAATTTAACTATTCCAAGTAGTCAAACCCCAACAGGCAAAACAAATCCAGTTTACTTTGTTAGATATTATAATGATAATTACCTTAATTTATATTACAAACTAGACGAAGCTAAAGAAATTCAAGAAGATAGTCTTGCTAACAATAATAATAACAGAATATTATTAACGCCATCCGCAGACACTATTTGCAATGGATATATTACTGGAACAACATTAACAATAACAAATGTTACATCAGGAACCATTACTATTGGTAGTAGGGTGACAGGAGCCGGCGTAACATCTAACACTATTATTCTGAGTCAAATCGGAATTTATACAGGAGGAACAGGAACTTATACTGTAAGTCAAAGTCAAATCACTCCTAATATAAGTCCTCAGGTAGCTATTAGTTTAACTATTAAGAGCGTTCATACTATCATTGATGCTTACTACAATTCAGCATTAGCTGGGTACTACTTAAGTAACGAATCTCTTCCAAGGAAAAATGTTGTTCGTAGACAAGGTGATACAATGACAGGAGCATTGTATCTATCTGATCACCCTGGAGCACTTTCAGGTTCTGGCAGTCCTAACGGTACTGACGATTTACAAGCTGCTACTAAATTTTATGTAGATAATAGTAGTTTTAGCAGTGATACAAACCTTTATGTCAGTAACAGTGGGGACGACAAACAAATAAATGTTCCATTAAGTAAACGTGGAAGTGCTTTAGCATATGCATATTCTACTATCAATGCTGCTTGTCAAAGAGCCGAGAGCATGATAGAGTTGGCAGGAAACGAACCAGGTCCTTATAGACAAAAAATCTATTATACTGTCAACGGTATTCAGTATTCGACGATTACGAGCGAACTTGAATTTAATGGTGGTAATAGCGGACAAACTTGGTTTTATGACTTTAAAACTCTTATGGAAAGAAACGTAGGATGGATTAGAGCAGAGACCATAGCTTATGTAAATATTAATGAACCGACATTAGTTTATAACCAAGATTTGTGTTCGCGTGACGTAGAACTTATACTAGAAGCTGTAAAATTAGATGTAATCAATAATAGTAATTGGCAAAGCATTAATGCTGGCAGAAATTATTTTAAAAATTCTAGTGCTATAATTGCTAGTACTACTCAAAAAACTTCTACATTAAACGCTATTAATAGAATAATCGAACTTGTTGAGATCGTTTTAGAAAATGACGCTACTCCAACTAGTACTTTTACAAGCTATCAAACAACATATAGTAGATATTATAACGTATTAGGTCACACTAATATAACTAATGCACAAATCACTACAGCCGTTGGTAAAATTAATATTATTAAAAATATAATCGATAATTATGCCTTACAAGGAAGTGCAAGTCATCCTCTTATAGACTATGGAACAGGAACAACACTAATAAAATTCTTAAACGGAGGAAGCGGATCTGATCAAGGAATATCTACCAATATAGATATTATTCCTGGTAAATTGATCAAAGGTATTACTAGCGGAGCTGTAGGAAGAATAACAGATTATGTAAGAATAGCAGGTACAGATATTAATGGTGATCCAGTAGATCATATTCAAGCTACTTTATTAACTCCTAAAGAATTTGTTTTAGGTGAAGAACTAGAATTTGCAGAATCAAATAAAGATCTTCAAATCACAATATTGGTAGAAAGTGGAATATATTATGAAGATTTACCAATCAGAGTTCCACCAAATGTGACAATTAGAGGAAATGATTTTCGTAGATGTATTGTTAGACCAAAAAATAAAACTAGCTCAAGTCCTTGGGTAGAAACTTACTTCTATAGAGACAGTAGCTTTGATGGGTTGGATCTATTACCCACGTATTATGATGCAAGTATTATACTTTTACAAGACAATAAAGAATTCTGTAAACGAGAAGTAGTAGCTTGGATTGAATCGACATACCCTACTCTTAATTTTAATAAAGGTAAATGTAGCCGTGATGTAGGATTGATTATAGATGCTATTACTCACGATGTTAAATTTGGAGGTAATGGAGAAAGTTATAACGCAGCAAGTTTATATTGGAATGGAGCAGTCAGTAAGATCGGAACATCATATCTTAATATTAGTCAAATAAATGAGACTGCTGCTGCAATAGATTCAAAATTAAAAGGACTCTTAACTACAATAATGCAAGGTAACAATGTTACTGCATTACAGGCTAGCATCTCTCAAAGTAGTTATGCAGCTACAACAGTAGAACAAGGTAAAACTTATAAAATTTTAACATTAGGAACAGGTCCAACATTCACGTCATTTGGAGCTAGTGCTAATACTATTGGCACTCAATTTACTGCCACATCGAATGGTTCAGGCACTGGTACAGTAAGACTGGTTAGTGAAACTGCTGGAAGAACGAAAACTGAAGGACTATGTGATGATATTGCAGATGTAATACGAAATGGTCTGAGTAATTTAGCAACTGCTTTTGGAGATTACGACAGTCCAAAATATGGATATCATTATCTTAAAAATAGTCTTAAGCCTCTAAATTTAGGTACCAGCTATACAAATGCAGGGTCTTATGAGAATGCTGCCTATATGATTTATATCAATAAAGCATTTTTACAAGAAGAAGTTAAATTATTCATTCAAACACTAACAAGTCTTTCTGCTTCCCAACAAACTCAGGTAATAAGAAATAGCGGATTTATTATAGACGCTCTTATTAATGATTTAAAAGAAGGTGGAAGAGCAAATATAATCGACGTTGCTGCTAAATTTTATAATTCAGATTTAGTTACTAGCTGGTTTAAACAAGGCGTACAATATATTAATACTCTTGTAGATGCTATATTAAGTACTCCGAATACTGCTATTCCTGGATCCGGAGCCGATAGTGTCAGTGTTGCTAAAAAACGTAATTTAACAATTGATCAACTGTTAGACAGTGCAATTATAATCGAATCCGGAGCTAGCACAAGCGTATCTAATTTAATAGGCAGTGTTACCTATGCTTTAGAAATAACTAACTACTCAGGGAATACTCCATATAATCCACCTAAAAATAGCACTGAATTAGATGTATTTTTATTCAACGATGCTGTTAGAGTAAGCAATATTACAGGACAGGCACACGGCGGATTTATGTGTGTACTTGATCCTAGTGGTAGTATTGGAAGCAAGAGCCCTTATGTACAAGAAAGTGCTTGCTTTAGTGCTAGTGTTAACAAACAGGCATTTAGAGGCGGGATGTTTATAGATGGATTCAGTGGTCGACTAATTGCTAAAATAACCAATGTTAGCAGCGGTGGACTACTGCTAACACTAGAAGGACTTACTAAACGTAGACCTATAGCTCCTACAGCATTTTATTATAACGGTTTTAGATATCAAATTGATAATATTATTTCATGGAGTCCAACCGGAACAGGACAGGCTACAGTAGAATTAAATGCTACTACACCTTGGAGTAATGGTAACTTACAAATTATTTTAGAAACTCCTGGCAATAGAAGTATGTTGGCTAATGACTATACTCAGGTCAATGATCTTGGCTATGGAATCGTAGCACATAATGCAGGTCTAACAGAACAAGTATCAACTTTTACCTATTATTGTCATACAGCATATTATGCTAGCAATGGCGGACAAATACGAAGTGTTGCAGGATCTAATGCAAATGGTAATTACGGATTAAGAGCATCAGGGGCGGATCCTACAGAACTGCCTGATCAAGTAGCTTTAAGTTTTAACCAGGTTCAACCCTTAAAGATTTTCAGATACGGAGATTTTAGTAACGAGAATTTAGAAAATGATATCATAGTTTATGCAAAAAAATATTCATATACCCCAGAATCAATTAGTGAACTAGAAATTGAACACGTTGACGGTGATAGTAGTAGATATGAAGTAAGAAGTATTACTAAGACAGGGTTAACTGATAGTCAATACAAATACAGAGTTACAGCGATAGATCTAAGTGGTACTCCAGTTAAAATTAAATTTGACAGCTTTGGAATTGGAGCAAACGGATTATCTATTACTGGTATAAGCAGGACTGATCCTTGTGTAGTTACCACCGGCTCTGCCCACGGGTTAGTAAACGGTGACTTTATTTCAATGTGGGGCATTAAAGGAATGACCCAACTTAACGGAGGAAGTTATTACGTTAAGGTGGCTTCTAGCACAACTTTTGAAATTTATAAAGATTCTCTTAACGCTCCAATAGACTCAACATTATACAATACATATGTGAGTGATGGAACTATATATGTTGGTTTAAAATTTTATGCAGGAGATGTTCTTACATTTGACGGCCTAATAAATTCTGTCGAGCTTAACAGGAAAAAATTCCTAATTGCACCGACTAGCACATTTAACGAAGCTGCACTATATACAGATAATAGATCAAATACAACTACAAGTTTAACTAGCGGAAAGTTATACACAATAGCTGATGTAGGTTCAACTAATTGGAACACTCAAGCAGGTACCACTAATAAAACTTATGTAATTGGTAGCACATTTATTGCTAGCACTTCTACTACCTTAGGATCTGGAAGCGTAACTTATAATAATAGCTTTGAAGGCAGTATTGAAGGAACTACTTTAACTATTACAACAATTTATTTCGGAACATTAGCTGTTGGGCAATATCTAATTGGACCAGGAATAGCTAAAGGAACTAAAATTACAGCAGGAAGCGGATTAAGTTGGACTGTTAACATTAACCAAAGTGTGGTAGCTTGCTATATAAGCTTTTATGAAGGATTAAGTAATGCAGGAATAACAGCATTCGGAGCCGGCACTGGTACACATAACGGTGGATCATTTGTTACAAACAGACAGTATATGATTACCACTACTGGATCATTTACTGGCATTGGATCGTCGACTAATACATTACTAAACCACTTTGTAGCTACAGGAAGCGGTACAACAGGTAGTGCTTACTATGGCGGATGGGCATATGAAAAAACAAAATATCGTATCACAGATATAAGCAGCACAAGTCCTGCTATAGTAACTTTTGATCAACCTGTTCATTTAGAAAACGGTGATATTATTTCAATATCAGGTGTGTTGTCAATACCTGCTATGAATAATACACATTATGTTCGAAAAGGTGGTAGTATTATTGTTAGTGCAGGAAACTTCGTACCAGGTGAAGTTTATAAAATTACTTTAGTAGGATCTACTCCTTGGGCTACTTTAGGAGCTACAGCAGTTGGTGGTAGCTTCTTAGGAGTTACTTTTACAGCATCAGGGCCTGGAGATAATACAACTACAGGTAAGGCACAGTTAATCACACCGTTAGGTCCTACACAGGTAGCTCTCTACTCCGATAGTACTCTTGTTACATCTGTATCATTGATTTCGAGAGTTAAAGCAGGAAACTTTGTTGTTGGCAAGCAATATAAAATAGTTGTAGTAGGAACTACTGATTTTACCACATTAGGAGCTAGTTCTAATACTGCTGGTGCAATTTTTACAGCGACAGGAACAGGAAATTCTAATACTACAGGAGAAGCATTTTTACAGGCATTCTCCGAAAATACGGCAAGTTTAAATGCTACTAATGTTATAGAAGGAAGCTTATATAAAATTACAAGTGCAAATAGTGACCTAACTACACTAGGAGCAGACACAACTCCAGCGAACGGAGAAATATTTGAAGCAGTAAGTAATGGATCTGTATTAGGTTCAAGTAGCAGTACAGTACAATTACTACCAAGCGGGTTTGGCGGTAAAGAAATTTTACAATTAAGCTTAAGTACAAATGCAGCAGATAACCGTAGTGCAACTGGTTTATCTGCTCAGGTTCCAGATCATTCAAATGCTGTGATTAGAATTTTACAAAATATGAGGTTTAACAATATAGAAAATGTTAATCCTACAAGACCAAGCACAGCTTTAGAGCTTGATGCCTATGCTCAACACGCAACACAATCTACATTACGAATAATTGCATACAATTTAACATTATCAACAGGGGATCAGTTACCTGATAACTTAGCAATACTTACTACAGATCAAACATTTAATTATATTAAACCTAATAGTAAAGTCAGTGCATTAACAGGTGGTTACGGTTCTGCTGCGGGCGATACAAAAATTGCTATAGATACTATAACTACATCATATATAATTGATTTATTGAATACTGGAACTTTGCAATTTTCTTGGGCGGGGAAGCTACATCGTATTACCGGCTATACTGACGAAGTAGCTGGAGTTTCATCCGCTTACATTTCCATAGTAGACGTCTTAGACAACAACAATATTCCTGGGGGCTCAGGATTACGAGAAGCGATTCCAAGTGATGGTACAAGAACTTTCCGTTCAGGATTGCCATCAGGTAGCAGCGGTGCTGTAACAATTAAGATTAGTACTTGTCGAGCGACTGGCCACGATTTCTTAGACATAGGTACAGGTGGATTTAATACTAGTAACTATCCTACTGCTATCTATGGTAACCCTAGCATAGAGCCAAGTGACGCATACGAAATTAAAGAAGAAACCAAAGGTCGTGTGTTTTATGTGTCTAGTGACCAAGACGGCGTGTTTAAGGTAGGTCCGTACTTCAAAGTTGACCAAGGTACTGGTACTGTTACATTTAGTGCAAGCATTGCGTTAAGTAACCTAGATGGACTCGGATTCAAACGTGGTGTAACAGTAAGTGAATTCAGCACTGACAACACAATGACAAATAATGCTGCTGATACTGTTCCTACTCAACAAGCAGTAAGAGGCTATATTGACAAACGCTTGGGCATCGACCATAACGGCACTAATGTTCCGGTAGCGAATAAGATAGGTCCTGGATTTATGCCATTGAATGGTCAGGTTCCAATGGAAGCTAATCTTACAATGGGAAGTAACTATATTACTGGATTAGGTACTCCTGGAGATGGTAACACTGATTATGCTGCTACAGTTGGATATGTATTAGGTAAACTCGGCCTGGGAGATGAGTATGAAGAGTCAACTGATGTTGTAGTGCGCTATGGTGAAACCTTAACTCAAATAGGTAGTAGTTCTGGCAGTACAATAACAGTTAGCGCAGGAAATGATACTGGACCTTTAAGTATTGATATGCCTGTACGAATGCTTACTGCTGTAGGAAATTTAAGAGCAAATGTAACTTACTATGTATTATCAAAAACAACAAATACATTTACATTAGGATCAGAAAAAAGAGGATCAGCAATAAATGTAGGAACAACAAGTTCGTTGACTGTTAATGTTTATAAAGATATTACTGGTCAGATAGTTACATTGGCCGGGGCAAACAATGCAGTTGTATATACAGATATTAAAGGTGACATCTATAGCAAATATACTGCTGACGGCATTACAACGCTGCGATTAAGCGTGGCTACTGATCCAGATCCTACTATTGCACAAACAATAGTTGCCAGTGGAGTAGACGTTTACGATGTTAGTGGATTTGTAGATAGTTTGCAAATTTATGGTGCTAGTCCTGGAATAGCTCCCAAAAATTATTTTCAAATAAACGGAGAAATTTTCACCTTTACAGGTGTAGACTTAGTTCCGATACTTCCAACATATCCTAATGCAGGAAAATTAACTGGAGTAACTAGAGCTCAACGACAATCTACATCACAATCTCACAATACCGGGGATAATGTTATTCCTTTAAATAGCGCAAGATTAGATTTTCAAATTAGCGCAGATGCAATTGTAAACGCAGACGTAAACCCTAATGCAGGAATTTTACAAAGCAAATTATCAATGAATGCTGCGACAACCAGGGTAAACGCTACAAGCATATTACAGGCAGACAGAGGACTAGCTAGTTTTGATAGTTCTACATTTACTGCCACAGATGGATGGATTAGCATTACAAATGGTACAATAGGATATGCAAAAATACAAAATGCAGATGCCGGTAGTTTGTTAGGAAACTTAGGTGCAACTGCTGCTACTATATCTCATATTACACCAGAAGCTGCTCTGAAACGAGGTATATGGAATTTCTTTAGTAGTGGATCAACTAATGATACTACTTATGCATTCACATTTAACAAGCAAGGTATAGGTGGTGACGAAAGCAATTTCCTAACTAAAAACTTAATTACTACTACTGGTGAAAATAGTGCTTTAGTAAAAACTAACGGAACCGGTGGCATAGTTGTTAATCATGTTAAAACTAACTCTTATCAAAACAGTTCAGGAACTGAAATTATTGGAGTGAATAATTCTACAGTCACTTATAGCGGATCTTGGAGT